TCGCGAACAATCGGAAGAGAACTGGAACAGTGTTCTCATGGCTGCCGCGATAGGCCAAAGCAATCTTGAATTAGTGTACCCAGAGGAAACAGACCTATGACCACCGAACCAAGCAATAAGTTAATTACCGCAATGCACGGAGTACAGGGTGCGCTGACTGGCGTGAAGCGTGACAGCAGTAATCCTCACTTCAAGAACCGCTATGCGTCTTTAGAGTCCGTCATTGACGCATTAAGGCCGCATCTACAGGCCAACGGATTGATCGTAACACAAGCACCAGGTCGCATGACCGAGCACGGATGCTTGGAAGTCACAACTACTATCTCGCATATCTCTGGACAGTCGATGACGACACGGTTCGAGATCCCACTGACAAAGCGGGATGCCCAAGGAGCTGGATCTGCTATCACCTATGCCTCTCGTTACTCATTGATGAGCCTGTTCATGCTGCCACCAACGGATGACGATGGCGAAGGTGCTATCGACCGTCCTAATCGGGTTGTGTCTGAGGTTCCAACTGCCCCTACAAAGAGCAGCAATGGCATCAAGAAGGACAACCCCGACCGTTGGAAGCAGGTAGAGCGGCTGATCAGGGATGCAACTACTACGGATATGCTGCGTGATCTAAAGGTTGGCCTGATTGACGAGGTGAAAGACTGGCCTGTAGCATGGCGAGAGGCTCTCAATGACGAGTATTCAAAGAGGTACGAGGAACTTGCATGACGCAGTGGACCGACCAAGACAAACAGAAAGTCTTGGATTTGTTTAAAAAATACGGATCACAAGCACAGGTATGCCGGATTACTGGCATACCCTACTCAACGGTTGGAGAATGGGTCAACCGCGATAAAAAGATTAGTGAAGATCCTGAAAAGTTCCAGTCTCTATCGCAGTCAAATGAGGAAGAGTTCAAGAAACAGCGAGACAGGATTGTTAAGGAACTATCTGAGGGCAATGATGTTACTTTACACGGCAAGCCACCTACCGGGCGATCAGCCCTTGAACAAAAGAAAAAGGATAAAGCAAATGAACCACAAAGACATTCTTACTCAATCTCTCAGTATTATAGAGGACCGCCATCAGGAGTACGGTGATGCGAGTTCATCATTCACAAAGGCGGCAACTATTGCTGGCACAATTCTAGGCAAAAATATTTCTGCGTATGATGTATCGGTTGTGATGATGGCTGTGAAACTAGCAAGGATTGCTAACCAGAGGACGCATCAGGACAGTTGGATTGATTTGGCTGCATACACCGCATTTGCAGGACAGTTTGCCGAGACTAAGCTGCCAGATGCTGCCAAGGCAACACAGTTGCAGGTTGTTCTGTCTGATCTTGATGACCAGATTGCTACATCAGTCCGCAACTCTATGAAGAAATGATCGACCCATTCACGGTACTAGGCCCGGTTGCTTTGCTCGTTATTTGCACGGCAGTCGGGATAGCCCTCAACGCATTGGTGTTACACATGAAACAACAAACAATAATAGATCAATGGAAGACGGCATACATGGATATGCAAAACAAGTTGGCTGCCGAGAGGTTACGCATGGATGACTTGCGTGTGAAGATTAATAACGCACTGGATCTCGAAGAAGCTAATGCCGAAGACAACGAAGTCATGATGACGATACACGGCAGAATAAGGGAGTTATTAAAGTGACTGACATTGTTGAACGGCTGCGAACTGTTGACATCAGTTGGAGCCAAGAAGGTGAATGGTGTGCCGAGGCAGCCGACGAGATCATCAAGCTACGGGAAGATAAAAAACTAGCCTTTGAATTGATGGACGTGTTTATCAAAGAAGCCAATCGAGTAAAGAAAGTGCTTCACCGGATTGCCAATATAGAAAACGATCCCGAGTTTGGTGTCCCACCTATAGCGACAGCACAGAAAATTGCACAAGACGCATTGGAGGAAGAGTGATGTCTTACAAGCATATCGTGGCCTGTGTCGCCCTTGTGTGTGGCGCAGTTGTCGCATTGCGCGGAGCGGATGGGTGGGGGTGGTTTATTCTTGTTGCATGTTTGTGCATCTGAGGGAGAAAGAGTGATGGCTGAAGATATCATAGTAACGCTGAAGCGGAGCAACGACTTGCTGATGACGTTTGGCAACGATTATTCTGACGTGTTCTTGCCAGCAATTGATGAGATCGAGCGGTTACGGGAAGAAAACAGAATGTATTGGACTCGATATTGGGACATGGCCCAAGCATTTGAGCGAAGAGGAAATGCTTTGCACAGAATTGCCAGTATGCGTTCAGACCCCGAGTTTGGTGTGCCACCTATAATGACAGTACAGAAAATTGCACAAGAAGCACTACTGAAGGAGAAAGAGTGATGGATTACGACAGGAGCATACACAATAACCCTGATGCTCGAGCATGGGCAAAGTTTTTCATTGAAACAACAAAGGACGTGGATCGGGAAGTATTTGGCATTGAAGGCTATATGATTGCGTGGTTCGAAAACGCAATGATGGCTATGCGCGACAGTATGAAGCCGCAAGAAACTGACGACACCATCGCCAAGTACGTGAAAGCCTGCTCTGATCTTTCCCAGCAGGGCATTGCAGAATGGAACCGTGCAGAAAAAGCCGCCGCTAAGTACGAAGAGTTGCGGGAAGCCACAACTGACCTGCTTAAAGCGATTGATGGACTATTTCCCACAGACGGCCCTGTCAAGGATAGGGTTCGTGCCGCTTTGAAGGAGAAAGAGTGATGGAAACCGTTGAGACAATTAATCTTGTTGATGAATACAACAAATTAAAAGCGGAGAATGCGCGGTTGCGGAACAGTCAAAGCATCCTGATTACATCGTTCCGTGTCAACATGATGCGGCTTTGCCCAGAATACTCGCATGAGGAATTTGATAAAGATATTGCTGCTCTGCTGAAGGAGAAAGAGTGATGAAAACCATTGAGACGGAAAAGATTGTTACAACGGCTGAGATGTTTGAAATCGTCGGCAATGAATTAAAAGAAAAAAATGCCGAGATCGAGCGGTTGCGGACAAATCAGAGCATCATCATTGCATTGTTTCGGATTTACATGATTCGGCTTAACCCAGACTACTCAGAGGAGGAGTTTGATAAACACATAGCTAATATGTTGGAGGAGAAAGAGTGATGGATGTTATAAAAGAACTCAAAGAATACGATGGATACGTCATAGAAGAGCAATACAAAATCAGGCATCGTGTCATACAAGAAATTAAACAGCTAAGGTTAGCTAATTCAGACCTACAGATGCACTACGATTATGCCAAAACTGAACACGATAAGCTGAAGGCTGAGGTACAAAGACTGCGTGGATCGTTGGCTTTTATCTCAATGTTGACACCGCTTAGTGGTCAATCATGGGAGAGCCACGCAAGGTTTATTAACGCATATGCTATTAATCAATTAGAGGAGGAAGAGTGATGACAGAAAATGAATACCTATTCGCAGCTTTTATTTGTATAGCACCATTAATTATTGCCATTATAATGATGGAGAAAGAGTGATGGACATTGAGATAGCTGCTGCCCTACTTATGATACTGGCTGCGTTGGTAATTGAAACGCTTATGTCACACATTGACGACCTTGAGTCGGAGAAAGAGTGATGATGGATTTGTTGTTTTATATTGGGACAGCAGTCATTTGCATCTCGCCTCTACTACTTGGAATCATGATAACTCGTAAGGAGAAAGAGTGATGGAAGATATCGTAGATAGGCTTCGAGTTCTTAATTTTATGGGGCCGTGGAAAGAAGCGGCTGACGAGATCGAGCGGTTGCGGGAAGCATCAGAGGACATAGGGCTACAGCGGGATGATGCTTGGGATGATGGATTTGCACACGGGTTCAGCAGAGGAGAGGACGAGGGGTTGCAGATTGTGCGGGAAATTTATGAAGTGTATGCGGGGTCTGAAGGAATACCTCAACCCATGACCGCAGCGGAGGGTTACCTGTTATCGCTTCTTATGGAAGTTGTGAGGATTGCACAAAAAGCACTCAAGGAGAAAGAGTGATGGCAACAAAGAAGAAAGGCATCCTCACATCTGCACCGCAGTGGTGGGATCATCTGAAAGACTGGAAGAAAGTATTCTGGAGCGCAGAGCGCAAGGCCGTCAAAAGAGAAATTAAAAAGGAACTTCGTAATGGGTGATACAATTATTGAAATTGAAGAACTTGATCTGCCACTGATAGACAAGACTATCAATGACATCAAAGCCTATGTTGTCTTTGACAGAGAAGAAGAACAGCTTTGGTATCTGTCTTCTATTACTTGGGATGGCAACACCTTGGAATGGGACGGGGCTACGACACTACGCAGCGGTGATCTCAGCAGAATGATCTGGGATCGTGTCATAGCTTATGTTACAGACGAGGCAACCGAGAAGGCTGAGGATCATTTCCTTGACGAGGAACATGATTACTGATTGTCATCAACCTGCATCAATCAATTAATAGTTTCTAATTTGCAAACAGGAGAGAGAGTTATGAGCAAGGTTAATACAATGTCAGTTGCTTTTGAATTTGGACTGGTTCCAAAAGTATCTGTTACGGTTTCACAGGACACTGAGGAGAATGAAGTGACATCTAACTATCGTGTTGTTTATGATCCGGCATACGCCAGTGTGTATGATACTGGCGACTACACTATCCGAAAAGTTACTTATGATTCGGATGGTGACATTCAGAACTGGGACGACGAGCCAACTATCCCAAACGCAGAATCAGTAGAAGAACTTGCAGAACTTTTTGCTGCAAAACTTGACGCTTTTGAACTGCCGCCATTGATGATTATGGCAGATGAAGATGGCGAAGATCTACTGGTAGAAATAGACTTG